ACTTCTCATAGAACCACCTCTTCCTTTATAATCATTTGTATTTTCCCTTCAAAGTAACTTTTATCCTTATTACCATGAGCAAAATTTATACGCTTCCAGTCAACAGGTTCATCAATATAAACCAGATATTTCTTGTCCTCAAATAATAAAACCATGGGAGTTCCCCGATCTATGAGCTCATTCAATTTTTCAACCTGGTTATATGAAGAAATAATAGTTCCATCCATACTTCTTAAAGGACTGCCGATAATTTGAACATGATAAGTCCCATCCAGAAGACGGTTTACTTGCCTATTGGTCCTATATCTCATAGGGGAGACTTCTTTTAATATCTTTGATAATACTTCACCATTTGTAGTTTCAAGTCTTATCATTAGATCCTTGCCTCCCTTCTAATTTGATCCATTATAATTTCCACAACACCAGTTAGTTCTTTATTGTTGTTCACTCCTCTAACTTCAATAATTCCGGTATGCTCAACAATTGATTTTGTCTCAGTTCCTAATCCACTGGTATTGCCTTTCATGTTGAGACTTGTGTCCACATTAAAGTCAGTAGGAATCGATGACTGCATGTCATGTGCCACTTTACCCATTACATTCTCAAATCCAACTCCAATACCAAGTCCCATGTTTTCACCAATTCCTGCAAACACAAGAGATGGAGAGCGAATTCCAAGTAGGCTTTTTGCACCATCTACAATACCTGAGAAGAATCCATTTACTTTATCTCTGATCCAGCTACCCATAGACTTGATACCTTCCCAAAGACCCGACACAATATTCTTTCCAATTTCAAACACAGAAGCAACTGCTTTTCCAAGACCTGTTACAATAGCCGCTACAATTTGTGGTATTGCTGCTACAAGTTGTGGTAATGCTTTAATCAGTCCAAAGGCAAGTTGAACTGTTATTTTAATTCCCATATCGATAATAGCTGGTAAATTATTTGTAATGAAGTTAATAATGGTCGAGATTATCTGAGGTAATGCCTCAATAAGCTGAGGAAGAGCATTAAGTAAGCCTTCTGCTAGGCCTTTGATAATAGCAAAGGCGGCCTCTAGGACCTTATCCATATTATCAATAAGACTCTGTACTATTGTAATAACCGCTGCTACTGCTGCAGGAATCAACTCTGGCAAGGCTATACCTATTCCTTCCACAAGCGCAGTAACCAATTGAACTGCTGCATCGATTAAAAGCGGCAGGTTGTTGATTAAAGTTTCAACAATCGTCATAATAGCATCAACAACTGCTGGAATAAGCTCTGGCAACAGGCTAAGGATTGTTTCCAACACCTGGCTAAATAATTCAGTTACAGTGCTAAGTAGCATGGGTAGTAAATCACCAATTGCTGAAAGAATTGCTCCAGTTGCAGTCGGTAGTGCAGTTACGATGTTTTCTAAGACTGGTACAATATTCTTAACCACTGCCTGAAAAGCATCAACTAGATTCTGTGTCAAGTTGGTCATATCGGCATTAGCATTTCCCAGGCCTGCTATGAATGAGCCAAGAGCTGCTTGCATAAGTCCAATTGATCCCGATATAGTTTCTGTTGACTCTTTAGCAAAGTTTCCCGCGTACTGCTCTGTTTTTTCAAAGAACATTTGCATAGCTACCTCTGCCTTTTCAGCATTTGTTGCAGATGCCCATGTGAAATCCAGTCCCTTAGCAAGTGCATATGCTTCAATATTAGTTGCATTCATGGCAACACCAAGATTATCCATCATCGTGAAATTACCCTTCGCTGCACCTGCTACAGAATCAAGTGCTGTCTGCATATCAATCCCCATTACAGATGCCATATCCGCTGCCCTCTGCATTGCTTTTTCCGTCAGCTCAAGGCTTTTTTGTTGGTCTAGTCCAGAGCCTTGAAAGAGAGCACCCATTTTATTGGCTATGGCCAGATATTCACTTTGAGATACACCAAGGTTTTTGTAAGCTTCCTCACCAGTTTTCTGAATAGAAGAAGCATATTTTCCAAATACCGCTTCAGAACCACCAATATTTTGTTCCAGTTCACCGAATTGCTGAACAACCTCTTTACCAAGCTTAAATGCGGCTGCACCAGCAGCAACAGCTACTGTACCCATGGCTGCACCAATACCTTTTAGAGTCGCTCCAAACTTTTCAAATCTACTCCCCGCTTCATCAGCAGATTTAGCTGTATCATCAAGCGTATCACCTAGTTCCTCTGCTTCATTGGCGGACTCTTCCAGCTCTTTTTCCATCCCATTAAGTTCTGCTTTTGCGTTGTTTAGTTGGATTACCCAATTCTGAGTACGACGATCATTCTCGCCGAAACTCTCTGAGGCATTCCTTAAGGCAGCTTCAAGGGTGGATATTTTCTCTTTTTGTGCTTCGATTGACTTGTTAAGGACTTCATTCCTGGCAGTAATTGCAGTAATGCTTTTATCATTCTTATCAAACTCTGAGGATACAAGTTTCATTTCACTACCAAGAACTTTGAAAGAATGATTTATATCTGAGAGAGCCTTTTTAAATTCCTTTTCGCCCTCAATACCAATTTTAAAGCCGAAATTATCCGCCATGCTACCACCTCACTTTTTTGCAAAATAAAAAGACACTTCTTTTACAAAGTGCCTTACAAATGCATTAATTAATACTTTATTCACTTATGTTAGCAAAAGGGATCTTTCCGTATTGCCCTTTGAAATCATTAATCAGTCTTTTTTCCAATAATACTGCATTTTCATCATCCTTGCATACATACCAATAAACCAATAATTCTCGGCTGTTAGCATACTGCCACAAGTATCGCCCTCCCCAATGAGCGGCTTTGTCATTCATATTTCCAAAATTAAGCAAGGTTCTAATCCTAGTTTTTAAATCTGTTGTATAAGGTTTACCATTTGCCCTAACACCACCGGCTCTGCCGATATAAAGAATATCTGCACCCTTTACCCACTTATCTTTCAAATCCTCAATCGGTATATTAGGGTCATTCCCCTTATAATATCCCCCAGTTCCAGGATAAATGAAACTTTCTAAATTGAATATAGGTGGAATTATTACAAAGTAAACTCCACTCATTTTTGGAATCTTTAACATTTCCTCTCTTGGCGATTCTAAATAGTCCTTAACTCTAACATAATTCGTTAGATTGAACTCATCAATTAATTTGATAGTGTAATCGTGATACCCCCTCATCATCTCACTCCTAGTTATTCACATTTTACAGATATTGTAACATATCTATTGATATAACTAAATCCCTTGTGGAATAACCTCATCAATATAATAGATTCTTTTTGCTTTAGCTAAACCATTGAATTGTTTATAAATCTCCCACTGATCCAGTAGATGTCCAAGAGGCATAAGCCAAACCTCTGTCTCTGAACGCCCTAGGAGTGTTGTTCCGTAAAAAATTAGTCGGGCAAACAACTCCTCGTCACTTACCCGACCACCACGTTTTTTGATTGTTCATTCTCACTCTCTATATGGCGTTTTGTCCCCTTATACATGGCATCCATAATGGCATTTTTGTATTCTGCAAGATCAAAAGGAGAAGTTAACAGTTCAACAGTTTCTTCAGTAAGTAACTCTCGCTTTTCATTAGGATTTTGCAGGTTGTGTATCAGTACTGACTGATTGGCAAGTAAGGTAATCAGCCATATCACCTCATCAAGAGCCATTTCAAAGTTCTCTGATTTCATTAGCTTTTCGCCTAAATTAGAAAGTCCTCCATATCGTTTTGCGATTTCTTTCGTAGCCTTTGTTGTAAGAAGCATCTTATACTCAGTTCCACCTATGGTTATTATGGCACTTCTTTCAGATGCATCTGATAGTATTAGATTATCCATAATACAAAACCTCCTTAGGTTGTTTCTGCGAAGGTTGGCTCATAAACTTCAGTATACCAGCCTGTAATAACTGAAGCCGGAACATTGGTGTCATCCTCATTAACCTCTGCTTTCCACGGATGCTTACCTTGGCCATCTAATTTGTTTCTACGAAGAACTGTACCTTCAATGGTTGGAGTTGAGAAAGTGATATTATCACCTTTTGTAGCAAGATTAGTTGCTGGAACACTGAATTTCACTTTATATAGCCAGAAGTAACGGTATTTCCCATTTGCTTTTTTAGCCCTAAATCCAACTGCAACTGGATCCCCACCATCTTCAGCTGTGGATATCAACACATTGTTATCGTCTAACTTTGCCCCAGTGAGATCCTCTGCAGCATTCACACCAATATCGTCAATGCCAAGAGATAATGTCCCACTTTTAAATTCCTTTACAACCTCAGTCGCACCATCATCTGCATAAAGGGTTGCCTCTGCAAGTTCTACTGACAAATCCGCATTTATTGCCTTCGCTAATGGCACCGGTGTTGAATAGGTTTCATTGCCATTATCATCTTCAGTGATTTTAGCATAGTAAAGCCTATCTAGTCCAATAGTAGCCATGTTTCATTCCTCCTTTTCTTTTTGAAATTTGTATGGCTTTGCCACATCTATAGCATAGTGATGATAACCGGTATCATCCTCATATTCGATGTATCTACGGTCTGTTATGGTAAAGTCCGCACCAAGTAAGGTGCTTATAAGTGTGTTTTTTATAGTCGTATAACTGTCTTTTGAAAACAAGGAAAGTCTAGCTTCCTGTATCTCATATTCAGGATTGTTATCTGCATGAACTTCAAACAATTCAATAAGTGGAGTAATCACAAGATATAGATCAGGAGGAATACCAGAAAATCTTCCTGTTTCCACTGAGATGCTACATAAATCTGCTATGAGGTTTAGCTCTTTTAATATGCTCATAAGTTTTCTACCTCCTGATCAAATCTACTCTTCATAGCTTCAATACAAGCTTTTCTAGAAGCAGATCTAGCTGGCTTTAAAAATGGTTTTGGTGGTTGACCAGATTTCCCATACTCAATGATATTAGCAATCTTAGCATTGCTTTCACCACTTCTTCGTGGTTCCTTAAAGCCTACCTTTATATTGAAATTACCCTTCCTATCAACCTTTGCGGGAGATAGACCTAATGAATCCACAAGCTCACCTGTGGATCGACTTTTTTCTTTTGTTCCACTACCAACTACTGCTTTTAAATTGGATTTCACCTTTTCTAGAACAATCTCTCCACCTGATTCAAGTACCTTAGGAATGATTTCATCAGTTTTTTCTCCAAGTCTAGAAAGCTTTAAAAGAAACTCCTCAGGCATTTTCACTTGTACCTTAGCCACTTGACCCCACCACCTTTTTTGCCATGGCTTCAATGTACATGCCTCGGCCCTTTACATCTTCAACATTTGTAATCTCATATCGGCCATCACTACACACAATTACCATATTTGTAGACACCTCAATATCAGGTATCCTACGAAAGCAAAATAGAGCAGTCGCTTCAGAAAATACTGCTCGATTGGCCCATTTTTCATTACCATGTCTATCTTCCTTATAGGCACGGACAGAAGCTAGGATTGTATCTTTGGGCTTGCTGAAGCCTTCGCTGTCTTTACTTGTTTCAACTGATATGATGTCAATAAATGTATTCATCTTTCCAAAACTCATAATCTACACCTTCCAATTCCTATCAAGTCTGAGCAATAGATTTACAGTATTCCAAACCTGTTGCCCAGCCTTGACGTTATCAGCAAAAAAACCACCAGTACTGCCATCTCGACTTTCATAGAAATGAGATGATAGCATGATGACGGCCTGCTCTGTAGTTGGAGGCATTTTATTTTCGGTATAATATCCTTCAGCTAGATGTTGATAACTCTCGGCATAAGATATTGCAGTGGAGACGTACATCTGAAGAAGCTCATCATCACGATCATGCTCGAGAATTACGTTAGCTTTGACTTTTTCAAGCAGAGTCATAACCGTCACCATCCTTTCTTTATGGCGTATCGGCAGTCATGATTCCTGCAGCTTTCAGCTTACTAAGTAAGGCATTAAAATCCGTCACTAAAGCTTCTACAGTTTCCGCAGAACTTAACGGTTGATTTTCAAGTACAGGGAGCCCGGTTACTTTGGCTCCCTCTTCAATAACAAGCTCCCCACCAATAATAGTTTTTTCTCCACCTTGTTCGGTGTAGTTCTTTGCGTTATAACTCATCATTAACACCTCCCATTAAGCCTTCTGCTGAAGAACTTTGATGGCTTCAGGTAAGATAAGCTTTCCATCTACACGCTGACTAGCAAGGAAACCAACCTGTCCAGTGGTTGCAAAAAGCTCGTTTAGTCTTTTAAATGAACGTCCCTGTCTATCAGCAATCCAATAGTATCCGAAATCGCCGAAGGCTATAGTCTTAGCACCGGCTTCAATAGTAGGAGCATAGGCTGAAGTGTAAACCGGACGATTTAGTAATGTATCAGGAGCACCTGCAGTTAAAGAAGGCTGCCATAGATATTGGCCTTGACCATCTTTTAGCTTACGAATTGCTTTTACAGTTGCATCATTCATCAGGAATACCGCATTCTTTCTATATGGTGCTTTTAATGAGTACACAAGGTCTATAATTTCATCTGCAGTAATAGCTGTTGCAGATCCTGCTGACACTCCAAGTTGTGCACCACCAGTTACATTGAAAATTCCTGTAGGTTTTCCATCTCCGTCACCAACAAGAAATGCTTCTTCTTCCTTTGCACCGATTCTTCGAGCAAATTCAGTGGAAATATATTTCTCTAAATCAAATACGCTGTCATTAAGAAGTTCATCAGAAACCTTAATCATTGTACCCAGCTTATAGGCACCTATTGATGTCTGACCAAATACAGAATCACTTTCATCAAACTCCTCACCTTCATCAATCCAAGCTGCAGTTCCTTTGGTCACCACAACTGGGATTTTACGATCACCACTTGATGTCTGAATAATTTTTGCAAGTTTACGAAATACATTCTCTTCCTCAAGAGTTTGGACCAGGGTACGCTCAAATTCATCAGGAACAAGATATCCTCCCTCAGAATCAGTACCAACAGATAAAGCATTTAGTGCATCATGACGAGGGTTTTTACTACGCATTACATTCCAAAATGCCTTCCTGTACTCATCACTAGCTCTTCCGGTCTTTGTATCCATCCCTGGAACAGCTGGCTTTCCAGTAAGAGGCATGTTTACAGGCTTATTAAGCTCTGCTTCAAGTGCCTCTTGACGTTCTAATCTTGCTATTTCCTTGCCTAATTTAATAATGTCTTCTTCCATTTTGTCATAGGTAGCGGCATCTTCTGCGGATACTAACCCATCACTACCACGCTTTGAATCAAGAAATGCTTTAGCTGCTTCCCATGCTTTTGCGCGTTTTTCACGCAGTTCAAGAATTTTACTCATTTTCATTCCTCCTAATATTTCAATAAATTAAGCCGCTCATAAAGCGGCTCTGCTGATTGTTTTACAACTGGTTTTTGAAGTTTATTTATTAGTGAATTTGTC